TACCCCCGAGCCACGCGATGGCTTGCACTTCCGCTGGATTCGTACAGCAACCTTGGGTAACAGTGACAACACGAATGTTTCTTCTCGTTTTCGTGAGGGTTACACTCCAGTCAAAGCGGCTGATCATCCTGAATTGAAAATTGTGTCCGACTTCGACTCTCGATTCAAGGACAACATTGAAGTAGGTGGACTGCTACTATGCAGTATTCCTGCTGAAATCGCAGAAGAACGCACTGAAGCACAGCTAGATCAGGCAAGACATGCTGAACAAGCGGTGGATCGTAATTTCATGAGAGAAAGCGACCCTCGTATGCCAGTATTGAATCCTGAGCGTTCATCTCGAACTTCGTTTGGGAAGTAACCTTTTTAGGGAGCTTCCTTGGTTAAAAATTGATTAGGAGAAAGAGCAATGGCTACTACAGCAGCTCCCTATGGCCTAAAGCCCGTTAAACGCGCGGACGGTCAGCCCTATGCAGGGGCAACTTCTACATACCTAATCGATCCCGCTGGCGAGGCGACCAACATCTTTTATGGTCAAGCTGTCATTATCGGGGCCGATGGGTATATCGCACTAGCGACTGGTACAGGCGCAAACCTTACAACTAACTCAATCTCAGGCACCACAGGTGTTGGAACAATCGGCGTGTTTGTTGGTTGTGAATACGAGAATGATGAAGGTCAAACTGTACATGCTCAGTATTACCCTTCAGGTAAAACAAACGCGAAAGCATACGTTGTTGACGATCCAAACGTACTATTCCAAGCGCAGCTTGATGGTGCAGGAGCGCAAACAGTAATCGGTGCTAACACATTCTTTGCTGCGGCTCAGACTACCGCAACAGGTTCAACTGCTACAGGTAACTCAACTTCAGCATTGGACGCAACTGTTGTAACTACAGCAGCGGCATTCCGTATCGTTGCTCACGTCTCTGACGCGGCAGACGCATACCCAGATGTGTTGGTTAAGATCAATCCTGGTGCACACCAGATGACTAACGACGTAGGCTTATAAGGAGGCTAAACAATGGCTATTTCACGCGCCCAGCTCCTTAAAGAGCTATTACCTGGTCTCAATGCGTTGTTTGGACTTGAGTACGATAAGTACGAAAATGAACACGCAGAGATTTACGAAACTGAAAACTCAGAGCGTAGCTTTGAGGAAGAAGTAAAATTGTCCGGGTTTGCTGCAGCCCCTGTGAAAGCAGAAGGTGCATCAATTTCTTACGACAATGCACAAGAGTCGTTCACCGCTCGTTACAACCACGAAACGGTTGCAATGGGCTTTTCTGTCACTGAAGAAGCGATGGAAGACAACTTGTACGACTCACTATCTGCTCGTTATACAAAAGCCTTGGCTCGTGCCATGGCGTATACCAAGCAGGTTAAAGCGGCTTCTTTGTTGAATACAGGTTTTGACACCTTTAAATCAGGTGACAATGTGTTCTTGTTCGCAACCAACCACCCAACAGTGGAAGGTGGAACAAACGCAAACAAACCTTCAACAAATGCTGACTTGAACGAAACTTCACTTGAGCAAGCAGTTATCGACATTGCAGCGTACACTGATGAACGCGGCCTGTTGATTGCGGCACGTCCACGTAAGTTGATCGTTCCACCTGCGCTTATGTTCGTCGCAACTCGCTTGCTGCAAACAGAGCTTCGCACAGGTACAGCGGATAACGACATCAACGCATTGCGTTCGAATGGTTCGATCCCAGAAGGCTATCGCGTCAACCACTATCTGACTGACGTAGACGCCTTCTTCATCACCACAGATGTTCCAAACGGCATGAAGCACTTTGTGCGTACTGCAATGCAGACATCTATGGATGGTGACTTCGATACAGGTAACGTGCGCTACAAAGCGCGTGAGCGTTATTCATTCGGTGTATCAGATCCGCTAGGCATCTACGGATCACCAGGTGCATAATTAGTTCAATAGAACTTTTAGAGGGGCGGGTTTACTCGCCCCTTTTCTTTTTGAAAAAGTGTGGTATCCTGTTTTCATCCCTGACAGCCATTGGCTGACACACCCAAAGACAGGAGATCAAAATGGGTCTAACTACCTTTTCAGGTCCCGTTCGTTCTGAACGCGGATTTACTGCTGTAGGATCAACCGCAGTCGTAGCAATCACAGCAGAAACAACTCTCACATATGCAGACCACGTAGGACGCATTATTGAAATCAATGATGCAGACGGTGCGGTTACGCTTCCAGCAATCACCAGCGACACCATTGGCGCAACCTACAAGTTCTTTGTAGGCACCACTGCTTCTGACTTGGATATCCAAACAGATGGCACCGATAAGTTTGTTGGCAATCTCGTTCTTGCCGCCGCCGCCACTTCTCAAGCTAGGGGTTTTGCTCCTGCCGCAAGTAACGAC